TCAAATAAGACTAGACGCAATGAAAGATGTAGGTCTTAATATTAATGAAGTTGTAAAAAAGTTTATGAAAGTTTATGACAGAGGTATGGCAGAAAATGATTTAACTAACTCCAATAGAGCAATGGAGTTTATAGGTAAACATTTAGGTATGTTAATTGAAAGAAAAGAAATTAAACAGGACATTACAACAAAATCTCCAGAGGAATTAGAACGTGAAATTAAACATTACGAAAATGTTGTCAAGCTTGAACAAACTAATAAATAAAACTCTTTTATATTTTTACTATATATGTATAGTATTATTATTTAGTTGGGTTATGTACGTTTGTAGTATGGCAACCTGGAATACATTTTGTACAGGTTGTCCAGCGACATGGTACAAAGAACATGTTGAACCAATACTTCCTAGACCTATGCCTAAACCTGTCGTACCAATTAAAGAAGAAGATGATTGGGATGATGATGATGACGAGGAAACAGATTGGCGATAAGAATAATTAATGAAAATACTTATTGGTTTATTCCTGTAGATTTTAGAAGAAAAGTAAAACCAAAAGAATATAAGTCCCCTGTAGTTGCATGGGGTAGTAGTAAAGATTATGTTACAGACAAGTGAGAATTTAATAAAGCTTAGAGAATTATATTTTCAAAGAGCAGTACAACAATCTAAAGATAGCTTTCTACATTTTATAGCTATGTTTGCACCTACATTAGTTCCTGATTGGATTATGGGTAAACATATTCATGTAATTGCAGATAGGTTAAAAAAAGTTGAGAATGGAGAAATAAAAAGACTTATGGTCTTTCTTCCTCCTCGTTCATCTAAATCAGTTATATGTTCAAAGTTATTTCCTGCATGGTACGTAGGGAGACACCCACAACATGAGATACTAACTGTTTCTCACTCTGACCAACTAGCTTCAGATTTTGGTAGGTCAGTAAGAGATTTAGTAAATCATGATTTATTTAATACTGTCTTTCCACAAGTACAATTACGTAGTGATGTTAGAGCAGCAGGAAAATGGAAAACAAATCAAGGTGGTACATATTATGCAGCAGGTGTTAGAAGTCAAATAGCAGGTCGTGGTGCACATATTGCAATACTAGATGACGTAATGTCTGAAGAGGACTCCTTTAGTGAAACAGGTAGAAGATATGTAAAGGAATGGTACCCTTCAGGTTTACGTACACGTATTATGCCTAATGGTTCAATTGTAATTATTAATACACGTTATCATGAAGATGATTTATGTGGTTGGTTATTAAGACAGGAATCACAAATAAAATTAGAGAATAAATGGGAAGTAATAAAAATCCCTGCATGGATAGACGAAGATTCAAGTAAGTTACTGGATTTACCTGTAGGGTCTTCCTATTTTCCTGAATGGAAACCTAGTAAAATTTTAAAAACAGATGAAGAAGAAATAAAGGCAAGTAATGGTTTAAGGTATTGGGAGTCTCTTTATATGCAGAATCCTGTACCAGACAGTGGTGGTATTATTAAAAAGAAGTGGTTTCAATGGTGGGACTATGATGAACCACCTGCATGTGACTATATAATACAAACATATGATACTGCTTTTTCAACAAAAACAACTGCTGATTTTAGTGTTATTCAAACCTGGGGTATCTTTCAACATATGGAAACTGATTCTACAGGAAGAGAAACTTGGGTTTCAAATTTAATTTTATTAGGAAATGAAAAAGGTAGATTTGATTATCCTGAATTAAGAGCTAAAGCACAAGAATTATATGAGTATCATAAACCTGATGTATGTATTATAGAGAAGAAAGCAAGTGGTCAATCTCTGATACAGGACATGCGTAGAGCAGGTTTACCAGTCTTAGATTATATTCCTGATAGGGATAAGACTGCAAGAGTCTACGCAGCTACACCATTAATGGAATCTGGAAGAGTTTGGATTCCTAAAGGACATGAGTGGAGTGATGATTTATTTAGTGAAGCTATCACATTTCCAAATGGTAGACATGATGACCAAGTTGACGCAATGACTATGGCAATACACTATATGAAAGAATCATGGAATCTAGTTCACCCTGATGACCCTGATTATGAAGAAGGTCATGAAAGAAAAAAAAGGGTTGCATACTGGAAAGTTTAAGTATATAATAGAAGATAATATATAACTGTGAAAGAAAATTATGTTACCCAGAGGATTATTTAATTTAGTAAAGTTACAATCAGCTAAAGCTATTCCTACGACTAGAGGTATAACAACTACTCCTGCTAATAAAGGTTTAGAAAATATTTTAAAAAGTATTCCAAAAGAATCTGCTCAAAAAACACAAAGTGTAAGCACTGTACCAACATATAAAAAAGTTGAAAAAGAATTTTTACCTGAAGGTAAGAGATTAGATTATGGAGCAGGTAGAGGATTAGGAGCAAAAGAAATAAAAGCAGATACTTTTGAACCTTTCCCACGAAAAGGTTTTAATCCTACTTTTAAAAATACAGATGATATACCAAGTTCATCTTATGAAAATATTTCAAGTTTAAATGTTTTAAATGTTTTACAACAAAACGATAGAAAAAAAGCAGTTAAAGAAATAGGTAGAATTTTAAAACCTGGAGGTAATGCAATAATATCAACAAGAGGTATGGGTGTTCTGACTGAAGCACCAAAGGGAACTAAAGGTATTGAACCTATGTCTGTAATTACAAGTAAAGGTACATATCAAAAAGGTTTTAAACCTAAAGAACTTAAAGATTATGTTCAAAAAGTTCTTGGGAAAAATTTTGATGTAGATTTAATAAAAGGACAAAAGATAGGTGCAGCATCAATTAAAATTAAAAAATTAGAACCTAAAAAAATGAAAACAGGGGGAATGGTTGAAAAGAATAATTATAATTATAACACACAAAGGACTATATAATGCCAACTGAAAAGAATCCATTTAATAAAATAGATGAAGATATACTAGAGGCTTCAATTCCTGAAGAAGAAGTAGATGTAGAAACTATGTCTGACCAAATTCTTCCTGATGAAAGTATTGCAATGATGGAAGATGGTTCAGCTATGGTTGATTTAACAGGGAAACCTGCAATTATGCCTGATGAAGAAATGGTAGGTGGTCATTATGATAACCTAGCTCCAATGTTAGAAGATGACTTACTTCAAGAGATAGGTTCTGAAGTATATCAAAAATATGAATCAGATAAAGAATCACGACATGAATGGGAACAAACTTTTGAAAGAGGTTTTGACTTATTAGGTTTAAAACTAAAAGAAACTACTGAACCATTTGAAGGTGCATGTACTGCAGTTCACCCACTCTTAATTGAGTCAGCAGTAAAGTTTCAATCAAAAGCTTCTCAAGAATTATTTCCACCAGGTGGACCAGTTATGGCTCAAGTAATTGGAACTGAATCTGAACAAAAACAACAACAAGCATCTCGTGTAAAACAGTTTATGAATTATCAGTTAACTGATATGATGCCTGAATACTTTCATGAGTTTGAAAGAATGTTGTTTCATTTACCAATTATAGGTTCAGCATTTAAAAAGATTTATTATGATGGAGCAATGGACAGACCTTGTTCAGAGTTTGTTCCTATTGACCAATTTTATGTGTCTTATCATGCTTCAGATTTAATGAAGGCAGATAGATATACTCATGTTATATTACGTAATCCAAATGATTTAGCAAGAGAAATAGCTGCAGGAGTTTATGAAGATGTAGAATTACCTGAAGCACAATCAATTGAACAAACTTCAATGTCAATGAAAGTTGACGAAATAATGGGAACTGCAATTCCTACTGATTCAGACCCACAATATATTTTATTAGAACAACATTGTTATTTAAATTTACCTGAACCTTATGGAGATGGTGACGGAGTAGCATTACCTTATATTGTTACTATTGAAGAGAGTTCACAAAAAGTTTTATCTATTAGAAGAAACTATGATGAAGATGACCCTACCAAACAAAAGAAAATGTTCTTTACTCATTATAAGTTTGTTCCAGGTTTTGGTTTTTATGGTTTAGGTTTAATACATTTCCTAGGTAATCTTACAATGACTGCAACTGCAGCTATGAGAAACTTAGTTGACTCTGGTCAGTTTGCAACATTACCTGCAGGATTTAAAGCTAAAGGTGTAAAGGTTGTTGGTGATAATGAACCTTTATCTCCAGGTGAGTTTAGAGATGTAGAAGCTACAGGTGTAGATTTAAATAGAGCAATTGTTCCTCTACCTTATAAAGAACCTTCTCAAACATTATTTCAAATGTTAGGTTTTATTTCAGGAGCAGGACAAAAGTTTGCTGACTCTACTGAAAAAGTTATAAGTGATTCAACTAACTATGGACCAGTTGGAACTACTATGGCATTACTAGAAGCTTCAAGTAAATTTTTTAGTGCAATACATAAACGATTACATAATTCACAAAAAGAAGAATTTAAAATATTAGCAAGGATAAATTTTGAGTCATTACCTGACGCATATCCTTATGAGGTTCCTGGTGCAAGTCCAACCATATTAAAAACGGACTTTGATGGTAGGGTAGATGTAATACCTGTTAGTGACCCTAACATACCTTCAAGTGCTCATAGATTAATGCTTTCACAGTTGGCTCTTCAGTTAGCCAGTCAAGCACCACCAGGAACTTATAATATACAGGCATTGCATAGAACAATATTACAAGCTGCAAATATGCCAAACTTAGATAACATATTACCACCCCAAGTGAAACCACAACCACTTGACCCTGTGTCAGATATACAGGCAGCAGTTAAAGGGATGCCTATAGGAGCATTTCCAGGTCAAGACCATATGGCACATGTAACAGTTAAGTCTTCTTTTTTAACTGACCCAATGAATGGTGGAAGTCCAATTATGGAAAAAGTAAAACCAGTTCTTGAAGCAAATATAAAAGAACATATGATTATGAGATACCAAGAACAAATTAATGGAATGGTATCAGGAGTAGCAACTGACCCTGCAACATTACAACAAGTTCAGGCTGAAGCTGCACAACAAATTTCACAAGCTAACCAAGCAATGGGTACAACGGAAACACCTGAGCAACAAATGGTTGAGCTTGAGAAAAAGAGACTTGATATTGAGAAAGAAAAATTAGGTCTTGACGCACTACAAGAAGCTGCAAGTTTAGCTGTTAAACAACGTGAACTTACTTTAAAAGAAGAAGACCAAGGTATCAAAGCCATAAAAGATGGTGCTGCTACAATATTAAAACAAAGTGAGGGTACGAAGGATAGACAAACTAAAATTGCAACTCAGACTATTAAAACTCTTGGTGACTTAGCCAAGGAAGAACTCAAAGAAGAAACGAAAGGAGAAAACTAATGAGTGAAATTATAAAAGGTCCTAAGAATAAAAAAGGTTTTGGTGACTGGTCAAAGATGCCAAGCACGGATTATTCAGTCAGAGTAAAAAAGGGTGTCCTAAATGAATGGCAACCTGATAGTACATATAAAATTAAAAAATAATTATGATACATAAAATTATTTCTGAAATTGAGAAGGAAATAACGAATGAAATTGCACAAATCCAAGAATCATTGGGGGATGGTATTTGTCAAGACTATTCTCACTATAAACATCTAACAGGTTCAATTGATGGATTGAATAAAAGTAAGATGGTTATAAAAAATATATATAAAAAAATGATTGATGGAGATGAAGATGCAGACGATTAAAATGCAAAAGGCAGTAAAAAATGATGTATGGCTTAATAACGAAGAAACTCCTGACCCAAAAGTGTTACCTGTTTTGCCTGGGTATCACGTGTTGGTTCGCCCTGTTTCGATAAGAAATCAAACTAAAGGTGGTATCATGTTACCTGATTCAGTTAAAGAAGATATATCTTATCTTACAACTGTAGGAAAAGTTTTATCTATAGGTGATTTAGCTTATAAAGATAAAGATAAATTTCCTAATGGAAACTGGTGTGAGGTTGGAGATTATGTAAGCTATGGAAAACATGAAGGACAAAAATTTATTTATAAAGGTTTAAAACTTTTATTATTATTTGATGACCAAATAATGATGAAGGTTGAAGACCCTAAACATTTAGATACAACTTATAATTTATCAAATTAATAATATGGAAATAAAATGCAGTTCCCTAAAGACTTAATTTTATTTACTAATATTAAATTTAAAGTAACAAAAAATACTAAACGATTAAAAGACTTATCTGATAATAGATGGGGTTATACAATAATTAATAGAAAGGGGAAAATATGATTTGTTTATGTAAAAGTATAAAGGAAAAATTTACAAATTTAAGTATATGGACTTGGTTTAAACATAAAGGTTGTTTAATAAAAACCATGATTGTTTTATGGAAAGTTTCATTACCTGAGTTAAAAGTTATTATTGACGAAAAAAATAAGACTAAAACAAGACCTACTATAACTGAGGTCTAAGGTAAGGATAAGGATAATGATTGACCCATTTACAGCTTTTGCAGCTTTGAAGGGAGCTACAGAGGCAATATCAAGTGCTATAAAAACTGGAAGAGATTTATCTACTATGTCAAGTTCAGTTGCAAAATGGGCAAAGGCAGAAGCAGGTTTACAAGTTATAACTTCAGAAAAACCTGGAGTTGTTTCTAAATTATTTGGTAAGCTAACTGGTGCTGAGCAAAATGCAATTGATGCACATTTTAGAAAAGAAGAAGCTAATAGACTTCGTGATGAAATGCGAAGTATGTTTTTATTATATGGGTCTGCTGGTCAATGGGAAAGACTTCAAAAAGAAATTGCAGTTGAACGTAAGAGACAAACAGATTTTTTAAGGCAACAAATAGCTGCAAAAAAACGTAGAAAGAGTATTATTATTTGGACATTTGCTTTAATATTTGGAGTATCATTTGTAGCTTTTGAAATATATCTATTAATGAATCATTATTAAAAAAGGATAAAAATTATGCCATATGGTCCAGGAACTTATGGAAGTAAACGAGGAAGACCTAAGAAAATGAAAAAAGGTAAAAGACCTTGTCCTTCTAAAAAGTAAAATAAATACTTGTATGCTATGTTAAACTATAGTATTATATAATATTATAACTTTGCGTAATCGATTGGTTCGCAACAACGTAGGAGATAACATGGCAGATGATGCAGTAAAAAAAGACTCAGAAGAATGGGGTAATATTGATACCTCTAAACCTGAGACCAAAGAAGATAAAGTAGACTTTGAGGTTGAAAACTCTTCTGAAGAAGTTAAGGTTGAACCTGTAGTGGAAACTAAACAAGAAGAAAAAGTTGAAGCTGTAGTTGAAGAAACTAAAAAGGAAAAACCTGAAGAAGAAACTCAACCTGAAGAACAAACTGACGAAGCTGAAGGAATAGAATCCAAAAGAGCACAAAAAAGAATACGTCAATTAGTTCGTCAAAGAAAAGAAAAGGAAGAAGAAGTTGCTAGACTTTTATCTGATAAACAAGAACTTGAAAAAAGATTAACAGCAAATCAAACAAATCAATTTGATTTAACTAAAACAAGTATTGAGTCTCAGGAAAAAGGTTTGGAAAATCAACTGAATCTTGCTAAACAAAACTACTTAGATGCTTTTGAAAAAGATGACAAGAATCAATTATTAAAAGCACAAGAAGCTTTGAATGAAGCACAA